TCTCGGGACCCATCCACTTACGGCGTTACCGGGGGCTGACGGAATTGGTCCGTGAGATCATCCACCGGTATCCATGCGTATTTCAAGCGCATGGACTGGTCGCTTGGCGTACCAAAGGGTGATGCCTTTACTGGCTCTCTCCCTTTGTTGCACTCCGTGAAATACTGGAGTAACGCCACGTCCGCACGTTGGGGTAATTTCCGCGAGCGTGTCTCAACGACAGGCAGCAGAAACTCGAATCGTTGCAGATAATCGTTCCACCTTAATTTATGAAAGGATGGTGGACCTGGATCAACGATGCGTTTAAACCCCTGATACCGAGAATCAAATTTTACACAAGGCACAGGTACCTCGCGCCGCACGCCTTCGGCGATCGCTTCTGATGTGTTCACCAGAAACTTCTCGTAGAAGTTGTTGGAACTGTCAACTGCTGCGGAGATTGACTCTGGATCATCTTTGCTGCATGGTGCCTTCCAATACGCGGGGGTTACATCGACCCCTTTGTAGGCATCCACTCCGCACGACTCTCGGAAGTTGTTCTTCCAGAAGGATTTCGTGCTATTCACCTTAAAGTCCAGTACCTCAAGGAGACCATACAACAAATCTTTGCAATCCGCGGGGACAATGATGTCATCCCCGAAGACCGACACTTCACAATCAAGTTTTTCGATAGATTCCTCGGTTATAGGCATTCCTCTAGCCGTAAGGCATGAGGTTAGCGCAACCGACAGGAACATCAAGGACTCGATCGGGAAGGTGGTTGCGTCACCCATCGAAGCATACTTGCGCATTTGGTAACTCTCCGGTAAGCCCGGATACCGATCGGCAGGTAGCTCAACATGGGAGACTCTCGTCGCGACCAATGCCTCGAGAAGCTTTAGATTGCTTCTATACTGACATTCGACCGCTAGCGTCGATACAAGGTTTGAAGCGTCGGAGAGATCGACGGTCACCTGTGTACCGCTCTCAGAAGCTAAGAGGCACAGCGCCTGGTTTTGGGTTTGATCATCGAAGACGATGAACTTCCCTATCCAAGTGCTCTCCGTCCTAGACCGCATGTAATGCCAGATGTTTTGTTGGCACCACATACGTCCTGAAGCCTGAAGGGCAATTAGCCGAGGCTTCAAGGCATTCTTCAAGACATCAACAAGTCTGCAGGTAGCCAGTTTGTCTGACCAAGTCCCGCACTCTCGTTCACACCACGCTAGCCCATCATCGAACTGGAAGTCAATGCCATTGCAGACTCCCGTCGTGATGACCCAGCTGGTAAGAACTTGTTGATGCGCGATCCAATCACCATAGTTGCCAAAGCAACAATCGGCGAAGGGAAACGAGCGATCCAATCGCTCGTCGTATCCACCCCAATCCGCCACAGCGGCGTACTTGGAGTGTCCTCGACGAACGTCAGATACTGCACCCGGACCATGCTTGAAATCCCACTCTTCCCATTTGTAAGGGCCTAGAGCGGATAATAGCAACCCTGACACTATGTCAAGATTAGCTAGGAGGGTAGACCCTAACTTCGGATTTTCGCCGAAGACCTCTTGGGAGGCGTCAAGATACCTATCTCGGGTTGCAAAACCCGAAGGACAGAATACTTGAGCCGAAAGCCCATCCCTCTCCCACATAGACGTAGGGAGAGGTAGAGTCGAGTCAACGCTGATGAACTTGCGGTATTCCGCAATCTTACGTCCTTCAGCGCAATCAATGCTAGTTTTCGCACCAACCCTAAGAAGTTGACGCAATAAACGGTAAGCATCGACATCGAAATCCTCCTTCAAGACCCCTGTTCGACCATCAAACAGCCGTAGATATAGCCCCCGGAATAATTTCGGGACTATTATCCTCCTACTAGCGCAAGCTCCTAAATGGAGCTTGCTTGGAGTGTACAACTGTGTGTCTACCGCCTGGTCAAGGTGGTGACACAACGCTGGGAGGTCCTGCATCACTGCAGTTAAACCTCTGTGCGCGATGGCCGATAGTAAGCGAGTCTGATCTTTCTCAAACTCTGCGGACAGCTTTGGAAATTGCAGCTTGGCATCCGTAAGGAGTGCCTTGCATACAACTCCGATCTCCTGCACATAGCTTTTCACCATTGGTTAGTTTCCTAACGGAATGGATCTATGCTGTGTGCTGAGCCACATGTTGTCGAGAGGTGTGAAGACCCGTATAGGTTTAACCCTACGCGGTGCCACGACTTCCGACTGAAAATGCAGCGTAGCGGTCTTGAGGCTCAAACTGAGCACCGGGCCATCACGGGAAACTACTATATAAGATAGTTTGAACCGTATGGGCCTCGGAAATAATCAAGATTCGCTAGCAAGCAGTTTCGTCAGCACCGGTGACGTCGCCAACCAGGCGAGCAGTCCTCCGGTGAAAAGGACATCAACATTTCCGGGCTTTCGCTCGAACGTGTAGTAGTCCTTCTCGAAGTCAGCCAAGGTATCTACGGTTTCGTAGATCGTACGCGTCAACTCGACATTGTGTCGACGCATTGCGTTCTTGGTAGCAGTGGCGGCAAAATCAGTATGCCTGATCTTCAAAGTCACCTCGTAACCGACGCCCTGATGGAACCACGTGGAGGCATTACGCCCCCGTTCCTGGTCCTGACATTGAAAGTCAAGGGCCACAGAATCGACGGTCAGTGTAATCGGCTCAGCGAAAGACATAGCAGGAATCTCCTAGGAAAGTAAGCGCGTAAATGCGCGTATGCTGCCCAATCTCAGGGCAGCAAGCGACCCTAGGATTGAGAGTTGATGGCCCGTAAGGGCCGGCCACGACGGCAGCGTAGGTAACTGGGCGAACAGGGTAGGCACTACAGTTCGTGTCTTCCTGATCTCTCTCTGGCTGACAGCTTCAACATTGTGAGCTGTAACAAACCAGTCTAGGCGAACAAGCTTGTACGTCATTTCAGACGTCGTTCGCTGCATGAGACATAGCCCATCTAGGTGTACTGGTAGCGTATTGTTGTTGGCGTCAAGGAATGCGCCAACATTGCTAAACCAGTCTGCGAGCCAACTCCAAGGAGTTAGCTCCCACAGAGCCTTAAGCATTTCGAACTTGGTTATGCCCACCGTCAGACGGCGGGCAAGCCATACCTGCTCACTGAAAGTTTCAGGGAGAGATGCGTTCGTGTCGATGTGCCACCTTGCGGTAGCCCAACGACTCCTTGTTAGCTTAAGGTACGGCTGGACTTTGACAATAGCTGGAGATGACTCCAGATATGTCTCATTCCCATAAGCAAATTTGGGAATTTCGTCCACACCTAGCAAAAACCTTCTCCTGATCGCACCTTGTTGCTGCAGGCGCCTCAACATGAGGAACCTATTTTGCACAGCATCATGGAAGTCCAATAGGGCTGCCAAGTCGGCGATCATTGGGCGGACGCCAAAGGACCAAGTTATGTGTCCTTCGGCGATAAGCCGCAAAATAGCGGCCCCTTTTGCCCAAACGAGGTAGGGGAGATCTGCAAGCGTCCACTTGGCGCGCTTCTTCACGAAACGTCGTTTCTTGAAGGGTTTGCGCACTAAGCGGGTCCAATGCACAGCCGTATCCACCAGCGCAAGTACCTCAACACCCTCACCTATTATGGTGGGGATCGAGACATTTGCAACAGATGGATTGGTCCGAGCGGCGACTGTCGATGCGATACTCTGGAGAGCCTGACTATCAGGATCCGGAAAGTATGCGCTCGAAGCCACCGGGCCTGGCTTATTTAGCACAGGATACTGGTCAAACCAGCGCTTGCGAGTCATAGACGAGACCTCTCCGGAAATCCACGGGTACACGGTATTCTGGGCAATGATTTCTAGGGCGTTATCGCCCCCCCAGTTACCAACTGTATCCGTACACGATTTCCATTCACCATTCTTAACGGTACGCTCGTAAACTACCGTAGGAGTATAGATCCGGTTCTCGTACACACCAGTGTGCGAGCTTCTCCGATCTAACTCACGGTAACGTGGCGTACCTGACATAGTGAATCACCTCGATTCTGAAAGAGAACTGAGAAAAGAAACGTCGTGTCCGAAGCTCCCCACTCTGTAATTGGGGGCAACCGCAACCTACAACGAGTAGATCATGGCAGAGTCCCGGGTTCGCCCG